AAGGAAAAGAACGTCTATCTCGGTGGTGAAAGCACGAGCAGCACCCGCGCCGCCACCTTCAAACGCGTCGTCCTTGAGGACGGTACGATCGCCCAGAACGTCTACGCCAAGGCCGGCGGCAGCGCGGTCGCGTTGTGGCAAGGCGATGATGTCTCATTTATCGATGGCGGCACCTTCTGATGCCGGACATACGGCTCGTTCAAAAGGCGGAGTTCCCATATCAGACTGAGGTCTCGGCTGACTGGTCGCTGCTTGCCAACGGCACGCTGGACGAAAGTCAGGCGCTCGCGACCGCCGTCATCGTCGCGCTCGGAACGGACCGTCTTGCGGACGAGGGAGATCTTCTTCCCGATCCGGACTCGACTGACCGGCGCGGCTGGTGGGGCGATTTGGATGCAGAGCCGATCTGGGGAGGGTGGCCTATTGGCAGCCGGTTGTGGCTGCTGAAACGATCCAAGATTGCGCCGTCGGAGTCGTGGGAAGGCTCGACCCTTGTTCGGATAAAATTCTACATCGAGGAGGCAATTGCTCCGTTCCTCGCCTTGAGGGTCGGATCCTCAATGGAAGTTGCAGTCGTGCGTATCGACAAGCAGCGTATCGACGCCGCAATTCGATTGTTCCGGGGACCCAAGATTGACGTCGAGCTTCAATACCAAATCCTATGGTCGGACATTCAGCCGTGAGAATCTGATGCCTTGGGCCACTCCCAGTCTTAGTTCGGTCCGTAGTTCCGTTCGCGATGCTATTCGTGGCCGGTTGCCTGGCGCTGACGCAAATGTGCCGAACAGCGTCCTGCGTGTCATGTCCGATGCGATGGGCGCGCTCTGTCATCTCACGCTGCAATACATCGATTGGCTTGCCAAGCAGCTCCTGCCGGACACGGCGGAGACGGAATGGCTCGACCGGCACGGCACCATCTGGCTGGTTAATGCGGACGGATCGACCGGGCGGAAACTCGCTACGCCGGCGCAAGGTACTGTGATTTTCGTGGGAGCGACGCCCAATATCGTTGTGCCGATTTATACCCAACTGGCTTCTGCGTTGTCGCTGTATCAGACCACCGCCCAGATTACTACCGGCGCAGCCGGCTCTCCGACGCCTGCTCCGGTCATGGCCATGCAGACCGGAACGGACACCAACTTGCCAGCCGGCACGACGCTGACGCTCGCGTCAGATAGTGCTGTCACATCGGAGATGCAGGGTCTTACCATCACCGTCGATACGCTCGACGGGGGAACCGACGACGAGACGGACGACCAACTTCGCTTGCGTGTGCTCGCCAGGATTCGCAAGCCTCCAATGGGCGGCGACGCGGACGATTACGTGGCATGGGCGGAGAGCTATCCAGGAGTGACGCGCGCCTGGTCGTATCCTCTGGAAATGGGCATGGGAACCGTGACCGTAAGGTTCATGATGGACGACCTGCGGGCCGACAATGGCGGCTTCCCGCTGCCAGATGATGTGATCAACGTGGCAACCTATCTCGATACCGTGCGTCCCGTGGCCGTCAAAGACTTCTTCGTTGAGGCGCCAATCCCGTTTCCGGTCAATATTCCGATCAGGAACCTGAACCCCGGTGATCAGGCGACAAGGAACAATATCACTGCAAGCCTGGAGCAAGCCTTCTACGATCGCCAAAGTCCCGGGCAGACATGGTTTGAGGCGTGGACCGATGAGGCGATAATGAGTTCTGTCGGAGTCATTTCTTACAACTGCAAGCCGGGCGATATGGTGATGCCCAATGTCGGGTGCTTACCGGTGCTCGGGAATATCACCTACGCTTGAAAGCAATAAGTGCCGATTATGCCTGATTTCGCGCAGCAGTCAGGGCCTGATTTCGGTAATGATTTTGGTTTAGATTTTAATGCGTCGCATGGTCCGCAGCTGGCTCCTGTTAAAAGGGTCATCTCTTATCCCGATCGTCATGTACGCAGAACGGGAAGCGACTACGGATTTGCGTTTCTGCAGTTGTTGCCGCAAGGCCAAGCGTGGCCGCGAGATCCTTTCAGCACCCTCGTGCTGTGCATCTATGGCCTTGCCGATTACTGGGGTTTTGTTGATGGCCGGGCTGCCGATCTTTTAGAGACTGAGAGCGATCCGCGAGCTACTCGCGAGCTGTTGCCGGATTGGGAGCGCAATTGGGGACTGCCTGACCCATGCATCATAAATCCGCCGACGGCTCTTGCGGAGAGGCGAGCGGATCTCGTCGCCAAGATGACGTTGCTCGGGGCCCAGTCGCGAGCATACTTCTATGGCGTCGCCGAGAAACTTCGCTACAACATCGAGATTACCGAATTCGCTCCATATATGACCGGCGTTTCGCGCTGCGGCGACACGCGGGGCCAATTCAACCCCGGTGATCCCAATCACTACCACTGGACCCTGGGACCGCCGGAAATTCGATTCTATTGGACCATCCACGTCTCGGCGAAGAAGCTGACATATTTTCATTGCAATTCATCGCAGTGCGGCATCGACCGCCTTTTGAGGATTGATATAGCAGATGATCTTGAATGTCTATTCAATCGTTGGAAGCCAGCTCATACAAAGATCGTGTATGATTACAGCCCGATGGAGTCACTAGACTTTACTCTGTCATTCGACACGCAATATCTGACTTTAGGAATCATGTGAGATGGCGGACAACAAACAGATCAAGGATGGACTGGGAAATATCTTTACTATCAGAATGAAGGATATTTCCGCGCTGCTCGACGGCAGTGTGCAGCGGTCAATGATCTATGCGTCGCTGTATCCCCTCGATTATGGCTCCGGCGGAAGTTTCCAACATGTCGCAAAGTCCGGTGTCATCGCCGCGATGATGCCAGCGAATTCTCCTATCTATTCTTTCCGATGGCCAGCAGCCGGAATGATGGCGCTGATTTGGCGGATTAGGATGATGGCGTGGACAGTCACCGCGTTTTCCGGTGGTCTCACAACGTTCGATCTATTCGCGGCGCGCAACTTCACCGCGTCTGACACCGGCGGCAGAGCTGCCAGTCTCGCCGGTGACAACAATCAACTGCGGACCGATATGTCGGCGTCCGGCGCGGCAATCTCGTGGTCAGACACCAGCGCGCTGATTCCTGGGACGCGCACGCTGGATCTTGCACCGATGGAGAGCTTGTTTACGCCGGCGCCAACAGCGGACAACACTCTCTTTCAGCTCGAGCCGCTTCTTCTCTTTCAAAAAGACAAGTCAGATCATCCGCTTGTCCTTGGCCACAACGAAGGCTTCGTCATCAGAAGTTCGGTCCCAGCGACCACCAGCACCTGGGCGTTTTCCATTACGCTCGAGTGGGACGAGGTTCAGAATTACTGACAAAAATAGGAGGCTACCATCCGTTACAATCAGCCACTCGACCAGCCTTCAAATCCGAACGCGCCATATGTGGACGGCAATCCAGCCGCCGGCATTCAGGGCTCGATCGTTCCTGCCGCCTCGATTGAATTTGACCAGCGAGAAGTCCTTGAAGTCATCACGCGGGCGAATGTTCGCAACTATTTTGATTTCGATCGCATACCATGCGGCGTGCCATCGAACGCGGACCTTCAACAGCTCCGCAAGGCGATCGAGGGCTTCATCACCCACTGGGAGTACATCATAGATTATGAGGTGACTTTCACGGTGCATGGCCCTGGCGCGAGATTCACCGACCTCAATGCGGCGTTCGCCTATCTCGGCAGATATCGCATCACCCCAACTGGGCACGTAATCCTGCAATTGGCTGGCGCGGCGCCTGGCGCAGCTTCAGCCAATCAATACATCTATACCACGCAGATCGAAGTAGCTCACCCGAATAACGATCGCATCTCGATCTTCGGCGCGCCGATGCTTGCGCCTGTTTCGAGGGATGACTCGGGGTATGCGTGGAACGGCGCCAGCAATGCGGAACGCGCCGCCGATACGGTTACGAATCTTTCGGTCTTGCGCACCAGGTTTGCGACAGAGCTTCGTTTCTTGTCACCATGCGTTATGGCCATGCGGATCGGTGGTATATCGCTCATGCATCTTGATGGAATTCTTTTCACTAGCGATGGGAATCCGACCACGCAGGGAGTCAATTTTAATTGCATCGGATATATGAACCTGCTGCCGCGAACGCTTGCCGGTGATACTGGATGGGCCTATGACGGATTGGCTGCCGTTAATTTCAAGGGCATCTACTCCGCTGGTTTCTCCTGGGAGGTTGGCGCGGGCCTTTGGGTTGGCGGCGAGGGCGGTATACTGGCCGGCGATCAGAATACCAACACGCCGTGGATCGCGATAGGAAATACTTATGGCATAGCCGTTCGCAATGGTGGGTTCGTAACTTCACACGGCAACGCTATCTGCCTCAGTAATGACCAGGATGGAATTTTTCTTTGGCCGCGCAGCGGCACGCAGTGGGACGGCGGTGTATTCTGCAATGCCAACCAATATCATGGCATCACTTGCTATCTGTGCTCGACCGGGTTTATCGGCAGCCCCCTGGTCGGTGGCAACTGGACCGCTGCGTCACATGCCTACAAGAACGGTGGTAATGGTCTTAATATGGAAGAGACGAATGTCTCGTTGAATTGCGATTTTGGGGCGGGTGTGAACGTAAATATCGGCGGGTCAATATACGCAGGCAATAACTCTGCTGTTCAGCTATGGGGAAATTCTGCGAATTATGCGGCGACATGCAGTCCGGCGTTTAATACGATCGGCAACAACAATTCCATGATCGCCAGCGGGTTCTGAACGGGGGCGTCTGATGACGACGTTGCTTTACTGTCTCAATGGTGTCGTGAAGGCTTCGCACCTGAGCGATCAACAGATCGATGCCTCTACCTACGGGACCGGTGTGCGGGTGATTCCATATGACGCACCTCTGACGACTCTCGCCAGAATAGGCGACCCACCCGCATATCCGGCCCGCGACACCAGACCCTATGCGCAACCCGGGGAGACGCAAGAGACGTTGATCGCCTATTCGGGCCAAGCAAGGTGGGAGGGTTCGACTGCTGGGATAACCTTCAACAGCATCCCGGTAAAGACAGATCGGGTAAGCCAGACTCTGATCGGCAACCTTGCGCAATATGTCGTTTCGGCGTCTCTGGCGCCTACCACACTTCTGGATTTCACCCAGCAAGGCGTTCATTATCAAATTACGGCGCAGGACGCCATCGATATGAACAACCAGATTGTCGCGCTGATTCAGCAGTGTCGTACGATTGAGGCTGCATGCATCGCTGATTTGAACTCGGCGACGCCGACTATCTTGACATATGATGATGTCGATGCCCGTTTTGCGGGCGTAACGCGGTCACGGAAGAAATAGATGCCAGGCCCTACATATTTCGAGGCGGCGATAAACATCGCAAAAAACGAAGATTGGATCGTTCCGTTTCAATATGGTTATTACGATACGGATGGTATTACGGTGATTCCTATCGATCTCACTGGTTCCGTGATCAAGATGGAAATTCGAATTCAGGACACTGACCACGAGGCGCTTGTGTCAGTGTTCACGCCTGACAACGGCATCGTCTTCGACGGCGACCCAACCACGGGACGTTTCATCGTCACGCTCACCCGTGCGAATTTGGTCAGGCTCACGACTGGGTCCTACGTTACCGACCTGGTTCGGCTGATGCCGCAGGGATATCAGGAGCGCATCTTTGAGGGAACAGCGCAAGTAGTCGAGGGCACGACGAGATGACGCAAGACCTCTACATGGATAATGGCGTCGGCAGGATAGCGCTCACTCCAAACATGTCGGCGTTTGCCGGAGGGCCGTCGCTGATTGTGCCACAGGTGGGACCATCTGGGCCGATGGGTCCTCCCGGGCCCATTGGGCCGCCGGGTCCGCAAGGTCCTGGAGGGCCGGCTGGCGCGCAAGGGCCGCCTGGCATAGATGGCCCGCAGGGGCCGGAAGGAGGCGGCCCGCCCGGACCAGGTTATGCCGCGACGAGTCCGACTTCTTTAGCGGTTGCTACCGGGACGCAGGTCTTCGTGACGCAACCTGGTTTAGCTTATTCGTCGGGGGTGCGTTGCCGCGCCTCGTCTAATATCATTCCGAGCACTTACATGGAGGGCCTCGTAACGAGCTATAGCGGCACGAGCCTGACCATCGCGGCAGATCTCATCAATGGCTCCGGTACTTATTCCGACTGGAATTTGAATCTGACCGGACCCGCAGGTTCCGGTTATGCGGCGAGCTCTACATCGACGTTGCCGATATCGTTGGGCTCTATTACGCTAACCACGCAGTCTGGACTTGCTTACAGCCCTGGCGCGCGAGCAAGAATCTCGGCGCGATCTGCGCCAGCGAACTGGGTTGAAGGTATTGTCACGGCTTATTCCGCCACCGCTATGTCTGTTGCTGTGGATTTGATCGGTGGCGCTGGCGCGTTCTCAGCATGGAACATCAACTTGGCCGGGCAGCCAGGCCAGCCAAGCTCCGCCGTCGATGGAGGCATCTTTTGAGTACAACCATACAGATCAAGAGGCGAGCTACGGGCGTGGCCGGTGCGCCGTCATCGCTGGCTTCCGGCGAACTCGCATTTAATGAGATCAGTGGAACCCTATATTACGGAGCTGGCAGCAGCGGCGGTCTGGCGACGAGCATCATTCCTATTGTCAAGCCGGACGCGCCGAGTGACGGCCAGGTTTATGGCAGGGTGAACGGCGCCTGGGGCGTCGTTCCGGTCAGGCCTGACGCGCCCCTCGATGGGGCGATGTATGGAAGGATATCGGGCGCCTGGGGCCGAGCGGTAAACGTGGCCGGCGATAACATGACCGGCAATCTTAACGTCGCCGGCAACGTAGGCTTTAATACTGCTAGCGGCGGCTCGGTAAACATGGCCGGCAATCTAACTGTCGGCGGCGGTTCAAGCCTTGGCTCTGCAAACCTCAACTCTACTCTAACTGTCGCAGGCGCTACAACCCTGAACAGTAGTCTAGCTGTCGGCACCGCTGCACACCTGTACTCTAGTCTAATTGTCGACGGCACTACAAACCTGAACTCTAATCTAGCTGTCGGCGGCACTA